GTCATCAAGTGCTATTGAAGTCTATAAAACAAAATTTGAGTTTGACGATATGATGACTGATTATGAAATACCTTTTCCTTGTAATGGTACTTGGGATAGAAAAGCATGGTGGTGGTTAGAAAACAACATTGAGTCTTTGAAGGGTGATATATTGTTTTGGAATATAGGCGGTAATGTATGAACGATATATTAGAAAGTGTAATAGATGTAGGTAGTGGATATTTTTTATCTATTATAATAATGTTAACAGTATTTCCATTGTTTGATTTACATCCAACGATCTTTGAGAACTTTCAGATTGCATTAATATTCATGACCGTATCAATGACTAGATCAGCACTATGGCGAAGATTTTTTAGAAAGAGAAGAGCATGAAAATCTGTTTTGCAAGTCTAAGAAAGAAGATTAATTATACAGATGTATTAGAATATGGTATGGATGTATTCTATGAAAGTTTTAGATATTATAAAGATAACAATCCACAACACGAATACTCATATTACAATTTTGGTTGGGGTTCAAAAGGTGCAAAAAGAGATAAACAAGTAATCAAAGAAGCAGATGTGATTGTCTTTCCTGCTGTTCAAGAGTTTATTTACTTTACAAATGCTGTAGGTCCTAGAGTTATAGAAGAATCACAACAATGGATTAGAGAGTTATATGACGATTTAAATAATAAACATATTATATTAATAACTCAAGATAGAGGCGTTGATGAAAACCTAATTTTAGACTATACATTTGAAGGTCATGTAAAACCAAAATCATTTCAGACAATAGATGAAATGGATTTTACAATGTGTTTACAAGGATTGAAGTATCATTATATACACAAAACATTTAGATTTCCTACCGATAAAGATACTGACTTTGTTTATTGGGGTTCTGATAAAAGTACAGCGTTGAATGGCAAAAAGTCAGGTGATGAAAGAACGAATATTATAAAAGCTATTAGTAGAGATCCAAAAATAACATCAACGATTATCGGCAGATGGCCAAAAACTATAAAGATTGCAAGACAATGGATGCCACTTAAAGATACATTAGGTTACTTAGATCGAAGTTTAACCACTTTATGTTTCAACTGGATAGATCAGACAGCAGTTACAGGTCGATATCACGAAGCTCTTGCTTGTGATATTATTCCGTTTGTTTGGCAAGACTATGACACAAATAATATACTAGTTACAGATGATTGGCAGAGGTGCTTTACAAAAGAAGAATTTTATGTTAAAATAGAAGAAGTGAAAAAAGATGGCGGTAATCGGTTAAGAAGAATCAAGAAAGACTTTTTAGAGAGATTGCCTACCGAACTAGAATATTATAAAGAATTTGAAGTGATACTGAATAAGAGATTAAAATGACCGATATATGGGATAGATCAATAGTTGTAGTAAAAGATAAGAAAGATATCAAGTTTGCACCAACCACATTTTTAAATGAATGTGAATGGGAATCTCATGGTCAATACGATAGTCTACAATTTGTTAATCCAAATGTAAAAGTATTATCAGTACAGTTTACAAAAGTAGGTGAAAAGACTTACAAAGCATTTCCTAATCTAGAATGGATTATAGTTAGACAACATGGATTTGATAATGTAAATCTAGCCGAGTGTGAGAAACGAGGCATTGGTGTTGTGAATACTAAACCATTTGCTCAATCTACTGCTGACTGGATAAGTCAATACATTGAAGATACTGATAGACTTGCTCTTATCGGTTATGGTTCGATAGGTCAAAAAGTAAAACGCACAGATTATGTTGAGATTGTAGGTCGACACGGTACAGTTTCAGATGAAGTAAATACACTAGTTGTTTCTGCCCCACCAGAAAACAATGAAAGACTTATAGGTGATAATATTCTTTCAAAATTTAGAGGCAAGTTGATATCAGTTAGTAGAGCAAGTGTAATAGACAATCATGCATTAATGAAAAACATTAAAAGAATATCACACGCCTATATCGATACACTTGATAGTTACTTTAGAGAAGAATTATTGGCGACAGGTAAAGTGACCTATACTAAACACACCGCATTTGATTATGGTTTCTCATATGAAAACAATACGAAATACTTTGCTGATCTAGAAAGAATAATTAAACAATGTCTAGACAATAAAGTTGATAATCCAATCCTAACTAGAAATGAAAGAGTCACATTTTGACAGATGAGATCCTTCAACACACACACGATAGCTGGAAACAAAAAGGTTTTCCCTATTACCCTAAAGATAACGCTTGGCGAAACCATATATTTCAACAACTAGTAAACTTTAAAAGAGATACTTTAGTTGATAGAAGGACTAATGTTATAGGTCAATCAGCACACGGACTAAATCTTGCTTGGTCATTTATGGAACACGCTTGGGGTATCAAGTGTGGTAAGATGAATACTCCTATGGAGATATGGAATGATGAAGAACATTTAAAGAAAGGTATCAATAAGATACTTACTGGTACATTTTTCAAAAAGAAACCTGCTCACGATATTACAGACTCAGATATGCGTTCTATGTTAAGACGCTATTCAGGTACTCAAATGGTATCTAACTTTAGACCAACTGCTGCGGCTGCAATGTACGATATCTTTGTTGATAAAGATAGTCCACTTGAAGGTACTCAAGCAGGTACAGTATGGGATCCAAGTATGGGTTATGGTGGTCGTTTACTAGGGGCGATTGCTGCAGGTGTAAACTATATCGGTACTGATCCTTGCATACCGACATACGAAGGTTTAGAACAGATAAGAGATAACTATGGTCATTCTCACAAGTCATACACACTATTAAAACAAGGTAGTGAAACATACATTCCAGAAGAGCAATCTTTAGACTTTGTCTTTACAAGTCCACCTTACTTTGGTTGGGAGGCATACGGTGATGAACCAGAACAGTCAAGCATCAAGTTCGAAACATCTGATATATGGAAAGAAATGTTCTTGAAACAGACGATTAGCAACGCCTATAGGGGGCTTAAAGACGGCAAGTACTTAGCATTGAATGTTGCTAACACTAAACAATATAAGACATTTGAAGAGGATACAGTTTCCCTTGCAAAATCAGTAGGTTTCACACATACAGACACTTGGTGGTTATCATTATCGACTCAACAAGGGGGTTCTGCTGTATCAACAATAGATGGTGATATACAAGAAACCAAACAAAAACAAAAATATATGGGTGAATTTATTAGACCTGATATACCAGGTCGTAAGTTTGAACCTACTTTTATCTTTCAAAAGTAGCGAATCACGGTATAATTAGTCAAATTGTGCCGAAAAAAGTGTTGTATTTTTGCAACACTCTAGTCATAGACGATAAAACTCAATGAAATCAATAGGATAAAATGGCAACTTTCGGGTGGAAGTGCTTGATTTGTGTGCCGAAGTATGATAGGATATAGTCATATGAGAACGAAAACACACAAAATTAATAATGAAGCAAAAAGTTATCTTGCGAAACTTCTTGCTACAGAAAATATATCAGTAGAACATAGAAAAGTAAAGACGGCTTCATTTGATGTGAAGAATAGAGTACTTACTCTTCCTATATGGAAACATATGTCAAATGATATTATCGACCTATTAGTATCACACGAAATCGGTCACGCTTTATATACACACTTAGACGAATGGAAATCTGCTTTAGATGAGGGTCTTCCTCATTCATTCTTAAATGTTATTGAAGATGCTCGTATTGAGAAATTAGTTAAAAGAAGATATCCGGGTTTAGTTAAATCATTTGTAAATGGTTATAGAGAACTAATCAACAATAACTTCTTCGGCACTAAAGATAAAGATGTCAATGAAATGCTTTTAATTGATAGATTAAATATGCACTTCAAAACTTCGATTGTTAAATCAGATGTACAATTCACAACTGCTGAAATGTTAGTAGTTAAGAAGATGGAAAACTTAGAAACATTTAATGATGTTGTAGTTCTTGCTAGAGAGTTGGCAGAGTATTGTAAAGACGAGTCAGAAATGAAAGGTCTTGACCAACACAATCTTGAAGATTTAGATGATGATGGCGATAATGATAATGATGATACCGATAACAATGATGAAGATTCAAAAGAAGAAGGTGCTTCAAAATCTACAGACGAAGAATCAACTGATGACGAAACAGAATCACAAGACGAAAATTCTGGCGATAGAGGTGGCAAAGATAATACAGATGATATTACTGAATATCAACCACAGGCAGAAACTGATAACTACTGGGAAGATAACAAAGATCAGTTAATTGATCCTAAAAGTAAAGACAATACTTATGTCAATGTTTATGACTTCAAAAATGTAAAAGATTTTGTAGTAGATTACAAAGAAGTATTAACGGCATATAAAGATAAAAGAGAATATGATTTTAATAGTCAAGAATATTATTCTAAAAATACCAAAGAAGCTTATGCAAGTATGATTACTGAATTTAAATCGTTTCAAAAAAAGAATGCTAGGGCAGTCAACTTTATGGTTAAAGAATTTGAAATGAAAAAGGCAGCTACTGCTTACAGTAGATCAAAACAAGATAAGTCTGGTGTTGTTGATCCTCTTAAATTACATTCTTACAAATACAATGATGATATCTTCAAGAGATTGACGATCACACCTGATGGTAAAAATCATGGTCTTATGATGTTTATAGACTGGTCAGGCAGTATGGCAGATAAACTTACTCCTACTATTCACCAGTTAATGAATCTAGTTATGTTTTGTAGAAAAGTAAATATACCTTATGAAGTATATGCCTTCAGTAATTCTCGTAATGGTAGATATGGTTATATGTATGGTGGTGGCGATACTGATGGCAAAAATGTCAAATATAAAGTGGGCGATATGCTTATTGATACTAACTTAAAACTATTAAACTATGCCTCTTCAAGAATGAATGCTAAAGAACACGAAACATCAATGTCAAATCTTTATTTGACTTCGCTTAAATATGAAGATTATATGAGTAGTAGAAGAAGAAGATATGATGAAGAAAATCCAAGAGAATTTACTGATTATCTTCCTAATATACCTGAGGGTTATGGATTGAGTTCTACACCATTAAATGAAACAATCATGGCTGCTATGAGATTAGTTCCTGCGTTTCAAAGAAAATACTCAATCGATAAAATGAATACTGTATTTTTAACAGATGGTTCTTCTGATGGTAGAAGTGAGTATGTAGTTCCTGATAATACTGATAGATGTCGTGAATCTAAAACGGGTGGTTATAGTTATTCTCATTTCAATCCACATGGTGATAATGTCTTTGTACAAGATAAACAAAACAAAAAAAATTATCTTTGTACCACAAGATATGATTCTGTAACTGAGGCATTATTTAAAATGTTTAAAGATAAGACTGGTAGTAAACTTGTCGGTTTCTTTATCTCTGGTTCAAAAAGAATTGATAGACATACTTTAGATAGATACTTCCCTCAATATAGTAGTTATGATTCTAATACAAAAGTTTACAATAGATCAAAAGTTATGGCAGATTTCAGAAAACAAAAATGTTTAATCGTAAAAGACAATACGGCGTATGATGAATTTTATCTCCTTGCAGGAGATGATATGAAAATTACAGATGGTCAAATGGCGACACCATCTGATAATGCTAAGAAAGGTGAGATTAAGAGATTGTTTACACAAAATCTAAAATCAAATCGTTCTTCAAGAATAGTAATGAATAAGTTTATTACACAAGTTGCCTAAATTTGAGAAGGAAAATATATTATGAAAAATATAGAAACAAAACAAAAAGAGTTCGTAGCTGTTGCCAAAGAAATGTTTGGTGATACTACAACTCAAGTGAGTCGTAAGGATGTAGTCCAAATGATTACCACTAAGGGTGTTCAGTATCCAGTATGGTTATTGAAGTCACCTGAATATAGAATCGGAAGAGGTCAGTACAGTTTACCGACTTTTGCTGAAACTATGTCAGAATCTACCGATGAAATACAGTCGGAGATTGTTAATGATTCGGAATAATAACGAATCTGTAGTGAAAAATGGGGGCAAAAACCCCCATTTTTCGAGGTGTTGCATAAATACAACACAAACTTTCGGGCAAGTCATTGAAAAACAATGCTTTTATACTCCCGATAGTGCTTGATTTAGTGCTAAAAAAGTGTTATAATAATAGTATATCTTAAAAAAACTACATTATGAAAGGTAAAAATAATGAAACTAGATAACAACAAAAAAGAACTAGTAGAAAATCTGTTCGCCGAATACGGTAAGACAGAATTAACTAGATCAGAAATCAATGAGTACATTGGCAAGAATAGTCTTCCCAATCCTTCTTGGTTAAAATCAAATACTTATAAAATTGCAAGAGGCGTTTACTCTTTACCAGTTGATGGTAATGATATCTCTCCTGTGATTAAACAAGAAATACAAAAATCAAAAGTTGAAACGGCAGAGTCTGTCGGTACAGTCAACAAGGCTGCTATGATTATATCATCGCTGACTGGCGATATCGTGCCAACTAAAGATGATGTATTCGTACCCTGGGGTTACTTCAAAGATATCAAATCAATTGTTTCAAGTAAACAGTTCTATCCGATCTTTGTTACTGGTTTATCAGGCAATGGTAAAACAATGAATGTAGAACAGGCGTGTGCTCAAACCAAAAGAGAATGTATCCGAGTTAACATTACCATCGAAACTGATGAAGATGATTTACTTGGGGGTTACAGATTACAAGATGGTCAGACTGTATGGCAGAATGGTCCTGTAATCGAGGCAATGGAAAGAGGCGCTCTCTTGTTATTAGATGAGATTGACCTTGCGTCAAATAAGATTATGTGTTTACAACCTATCTTAGAAGGCAATGGCGTCTTTCTTAAAAAGATAAACAAGTTCATAAAACCTGCTAACGGTTTCAATGTGATTGCAACTGCCAATACTAAGGGGCAGGGCTCAGACGATGGCAAGTTTATCGGTACTAATATTCTTAACGAGGCATTCCTTGAGAGATTTCCGATTACTGTCGAACAGTCTTATCCTACTAATAAAATCGAGAATAAGATTTTATCAAATGTAATGTCTGATAAGGGCATGACAAAAAAAGTAGATGAGAAATTTGCTACTGACCTAGTCAACTGGGCAGATATCATTCGTAAAACTTTCTATGAGGGTGGCGTTGATGAGATTATATCTACTAGACGATTAGTTCACATTGTAGAGGCATTTGCGATCTTTAAAGATAAGATGAAGTCAATTGAAATGTGTACTAACAGATTCGATTTAGATACCAAAACTTCGTTCTTAGATTTATATACTAAGATTGATGGCGGCGAAGATGTTGCCACTTGGGGTGAACCAGAAGTCACCGAAACAGAATCCAATGATAGTGAGGAAGAGGAGATATTCTCTTAAATCTATTCATAATGTAGTGGACGCCTGGAGTTGTTACCGGGCGTCTTTACTAACGAAAGAAAAATATGCATTTAACTAAAGATCAAAAAATTTGGGTACCAGACAATGACAATTATGCTCGTTGGGGTGCCAACTATGAGCAAAAACAATTCAAAGAAGCTATGAAGTATGTTACAAATAGAGGTGTAGCATTAGATTGTGGTGGCCATGTAGGCATCTGGACTAAAAGATTATCGTATCACTTCAACCAAGTTATTGCTTTTGAACCTGTACCGAAACATATAGAGTGTCATAAAAAGAATTGTACCGAAAGTAATATTACCTTAAATGAATTTGCTTTATCGAATAAAGAAACCACTTTAAATATGAAAGTAGGTACTGGTAGAAACACTGGTAGAAGTACATTAGAATATAAATCAAAACTAGTTAAAGGTGATAACGAGATAATACAGATTAACACCAAAACATTAGATAGTTTAAATCTACCGAGAGTAGACTTTATGAAAATAGATGTAGAGAAACACGAAATCAGTTTAATACAAGGTGGTCGTGAAACTATAAATCGGTGTAAACCGATAATCTTTATTGAAGATCATCACTACTTTTACCGAAAAGAAGGAGTGCCAACTGGTATTGATTGGTTGTCTACTATGGGTTACCGAATTGAAGATTATCTCGGTTCATATAACTATCTATTGAGGGCTTGACTTTAACTCTTAAATAGTGTATAATAAACATATGACAAAGAAACAAAAACAGAATCATCCTATACCCGATAGTATTAAGATCGGTTATGTAAACTATCAAATTGATTTTTGGCCAGATACATTTGCTTCTACAGAAGAAGCACAAGGTGAATTCTTTGCAACACATGGCAAGATCGGGTTAAAATCTTCGGCACTAGAATCTGTACACGGAACTAACACCGTACTACACGAAATCTTACACGCCATCGTTTATCAGTATGGACTAGTTGAAACGCTAGGTGACAAAGAAGAAGTAGTTGTCAATACTATGGCAAATGGATTGAGTACAGTCTTTGTAGATAATCCTTGGTTCGTAGATTATATTAAAAAATATCAAAATATAGGACAGAGTGAATAATGGAAGTACAAGTCAGAGGTAATAATGTCGAGAAGGCATTGAGAATACTTAAAAAGAAATTACAAAAAGATGGTCTTATGCAAGAGTTAAGACTTAGACAATACTATGAAAAACCTACTCTTAAAAGACAAAGAAAACATAAAGAGTCTTTAAGAAGGTCTGCTAAGACAAAGAAATTAAAATATTTGAGAGAAACTTCTTCGGAATAACTCTTAATGCAATATCAAATGCGAAGGTCGCCAGTATTTGATATCACTTAATTAGGCGACAATATCTTGAAGGAGATAATATATAATGGTTAATAAACTATCAAAAAAACAAAAGGTATTAAACCTTTTAAACAAAGGCAATGCTGTAACTTGGAATACTCTAAGAAACAAATTTGACCTAACATCACCAAGAGCAATGGTAGATCAGTTAAGAACAGAAGGTTACATGGTTTACATTAACCAAACTGCTGCTGGTACATCATACAGAATGGGTACACCGACTAAGTCAATTCTGGCTGCTGGCGTTAAAAAAGTATTTAAAGGTACTGCTAACGAAATAGTTGCTGCGGGAATTCGTGCTCTATATGGCAAACAAAAATACGCTTACTCTAATAATTAAGTCTATTTGCTGTATAAATAGTAATACTAGGCAGTCCGTAAGTCCTGGTATTTAAGAGGTAGAGTGTCTTCCGCAAAGACACCATTTGGGGTTTGACGATTGTCCCCTGTCGTGATTTATTACAGACAAAAACAATCGTTTTTATATTGGTCCATTGGTCTTCGTAGCAGTTTTAAACTGATAGATTTGGTAAGACAAGTTAGGATTAAGAGAGGGTGAGACCTACCTCCACCAATATTTTTTAAAATACTTGACATTTTAAAATCAATACTTATATAAATAACTATGAGTTGCCAATTATGGGACTCAAATTAAACTCGCTTAAAAAGGAGAAACAAAATGAATAGAACATTACAAATCTGGAATGACCTACGACCGTTTTCAGTAGGCTTCGACAACTTGTTTGAACACTTCGATATGCATTTAGCACATCAAAAGGTACAGACATTCCCCCCTTACAACATTAAAAAGATAGATGAATTCAATTGGCAGATTGAAATGGCACTTGCAGGTTTTGGCAAGAAGGACATTTCTGTTGAAACAGCTAATGGTCAACTGAAAATACAATCGGTTGATAGTGATTCTGACTCTAAAGATGATGAGGTCATACATAGAGGTATTTCAAAAAGAAAATTCACGAAACAATTTACACTCGCAGATGATGTGGTTGTAAATGCTGCTGAATTGAAAGATGGAATGCTTTTAATAGATGTTGAAAAGATTGTACCAGACGAGAAGAAACCTCGTACAATTAAAATTAAATAAATTACTTTGAGGGGTGTGCTTGACATTACCCCTCATAAGTGTTATTATACTATTATAACTTAAATGAAAGAATCTATATAATGAAACTAAATCAAAACACACTAGACACACTTAAAAACTTTGCAGGTATTAATACTAATATATTAATCAAACAAGGTAATGAGTTATCAACTATCTCAACTATGAGAAACATTT